GCTTTTGTTGAAGCTAAAACATCGTTGTATTCTACAGGAGCCCAGCCAGCTCCGCGTACTTGTTCATTTTCATAACCAGCGAATGCTTTGTATTTTTCAACTAAGTAAGTAAATGGTTCAATACAAACGGAGTCAGCATCTACAAAAACACCACCATACTCATAGAGGATTTCCCATCGTAGAATATCGGCTTTACCATTTATTTCTTCCATTTCATTTACACGATTCGTCAATGACGATTTAAAACCACGTTTTTCTAATTCTTTTTCAGTCCAACGGATATATTGAAAACCTAGTGCTTCGTGTTTGTTTTTCCATGTATCCATATGTTTAGTGGGTGGTGTCTTTGGACCAATCCATAATTGATGAATAATTTTGGGTATTGTCATTTATTAAATAATAACGTGAATTATTTAATAATATTTATTATTTAATTATTTATTTAATTCAATTATACGATTACACATACCTTCCAATGTAAAATAATGCTTTATTTTAAGATATTCATTATACATATTATTATATTGCTCTTCTGTTATACTTAGTAGTATGTCTTCTAATTTATCAATATTATTAATGTTTATAGAAATACAAATTTTACTATAATCTATCTTGTCTTTAAAAGGCAACCATTCTTCATCGTTCCATAAATAAACTGGGATAGAGCCTAATTGAAATATTTCAAAAAATCGAAATGAAGATCTACCGTAACCACGAGGTGCTAACGCAAATTTGGAATTTAATGTTGTTTCTATAAAATTATGTTGTTTTTGGCTGTTAACAATTGGTGTCCAACCATTTGTGAAACTAAGTAAAAAGTTTTTATTATTTCGTAATTTATTATGCATTTCGTATCTTACAAGTGGCTTTGCTTTATTTCCAGCACTTTTAGATCCTACAAAAGAACATAGTATTTTTTTTTCTTTGAATGTTTTTCGCGGTTTATTTATTAATGTATTATTTATATCTTGATAGATTAGTGGTAATGGAACATTTCCAGAACAAGCACCATAAACAATAGTATCCTCAGGTATACTCAATTTAGGCCCATCATCATATTGAACAACTGTAAAATAACCGTTTTTACTTGGATTATTTTCAATCCATTCATTTAAACTTTTTTGCATTTCTGCTTGTTTTTTTTTATCTTTAAACCAATGTTGAACTTGAAAATTTGTCCATAAAGCAGGTATATATTTCCTTTTTAAATTTGGATTTTCATCTTTTATTTTTTTTAAAAAATATTCTTCAAGATATAAACCGTTTTTAAATGGTGGATATTTTTCTGGGTTACTACAATAAAATAAAGAATTCTTAATCATTTATTTAATATACAAAAATATTATTTAGATTATTTTTTTACAAATTTATATATGGGATAATTGTGTATACCATTTTTCTTATATAAAAATTCTAATAGTAAATTATTTTTTTGTGAAAATTCATCTACAGCCTTTTTTACACCCATCGTTTTTTGACCATAATCATCTCCTAATACCCAACCACCAATCTTTACCTTTTTATACCAAAAAGATAGATCATTACTAACTGCGCGATAACTATGATCAGCGTCAATAAATACTGCGTCGAGTGAATTATCTGGAATTTCTTCTTCAGTAATTTCAGTGCTACCTTTTCTGAACCACGTATATTTATTTTCATGTGGTTTTAAGTTCAACTTAATATTTTTAACTAATTTTTCAAATCCACCATATTTCATAACATCAATAGCAAAACCATCATTAGGATACCATTTCATAGGATCGATCAAATATAGTTTATCAACATCTGTTTTATCCAAAATTAATTTTGCATGAAGTCCATAACCTATACCAACTTCAGCTACATTTTTAAAGTTATTTTCATTAATTACATCATTAAATACACCATAATAATATTGTGCCCAACCGCCTTCACCGCCATCCTTACCACCAGTTTTCCACGTTTCTATTAGTTCAGAATAATAATTATCGAAAGACATTATGTATTTATTAATAATATATTTTTAATATATTAATTTAAAATAGTTATATTAAAATAATATATAATGAACTTTGAAGAAAAAGAGATTATAGAAATATATAAAAAAAAGGTGAAAAAATCAAAAGAATATTTTAATTTGCCTATACCTAAACAATGCCCAGTAACAAAATGGAATAATAGTTGGCGTGGAAAAGATGCACCAAGATGTGCTTGTATTAGAGATTTTATTAATTGGGTTGAAAAATATGATTTAAAAAAATGTAAAAATCTTGGATATACATCAGAACATGATCCTGAACTTGAATTTTTAGATCCTGAAAAAAAAAATTTATATTTATATGATGGTAGTGTTGATATTACAAAAAGAAAAAAAAATGATCTTCATACATTTGTAGCATTGGAAAAACATGATTTTTTTTTATTTAATCAAACATTGGAGCATGTATACAATCCATATATGGTAGTTGAAAATATTAACAAAAATTTGGTTAAGGGCGGTTATGTATTTACAAGTGTACCTACTATAAATATACCTCATCAAACACCATTTAATTTTTCAATGTGGTATCCGATGGGATTAGCTATATTATTTGAGTCAGCTGGATTTGAAATTATTGAAATGGGACAATGGGGTAATAGTAAATATATTACAAAAATATTTACATACCATTTTTGGCCTGATATATATCAATGTGGTGATAAAAATGAAGAGAAAAATGTAGCTCAATGTTGGATTTTGGCAAAAAAAAAATAATTGAAATCAAAATTCATATATTTCTGTATTTTCAATCGGTTTTTTACAATGACCATTAGAATTTATTTCAGATGGATAATCGGGCATCCAACATTTTTTTATTTTATCTGACAATAAAGCAGCACACCATGAAATTGTACTAACAGAACAGACTAATGTTTCTGCATTTTTCATGATATGAAAATCAGTTAAAATATCATTACTTTCAATATTTATATCAATATTTTTTTTTTCTTTTATGTAATGAATCAGCTCACTTAAAAATTCTTTTTCAAAATTGGATTTGGGTTTTTTCATAACAATACAACTATTATTTGTAAAATTTACTTTATTGATAACTTTTTTAATAGGTTCTATTGTCAATGTTGTCATCACTTTTTTATTATCAATATACTTAAAAATATTAACTCTATCTTCTAATCTTATATGTAATACCGTATCGTAGTATTTATTAAAATTAGTGGGTGTATTAACAATGTCTTTTAAATAAAATTTTTGATAATTTCTGTCTCCAGCATTTACACCATCTGTCAATACATAGTGATCTTTATTTTTATTGATATAATCTAATATATCCTTTTTATATTTTCTGTAAATAAAATCATGTTGATAATATCCATTAAATAAATAATTTGAATTTGGATTAATATTATTTTTTTTATTATGTTTGTCTAATTTTATCCAATCAATAAAATTACTATCAGTAAAAACACTATTGTAACTACTAATTGTTTTATATTTTAGTTTGTATTTTAAACAAAATAAGCTACAGGCTAAATAACGAAATATAGCATTACCCAATCTTCCTTTAATTTGAAAAACAACACTCATGTTTAAATTTTATTAAAGTAATTAAATTTAAATATTTAAATATAATTTATTGTTTATTAATTAAATGAAAATATTAGATATACCAAGAGAATTTCAACCTGTATATAAATCCACTTATCCAGGATATTCATCAGGAAAGAATATGGAAGAAATTTTTTATGACATGTTTAAAAATAATAAAGATTTGATACACACTGACTTAATTTACATACCAGTTTTTTGGACATCATACTATGTAACACATAATTATGCTAATAATATTCAACCTATCTATAATTGGTTGGATACATTGGATAAATCAAAAAAATATTTTACAATTGTTCAATATGCTTCTGGTATATTTATAAAAAATGAAAATTATAAATTAGATTTAATGATTTTTAGTGCTGGTGGTGGGGGTTTAAATGTTAAAGGTTCTTCTTCAGAAAAACAATTAAAGTATTATGGTTTAACAAGACATATTTTTTATGGAAATAAAGGAAATTATGACATACCATTAATGTGTTTACCTTTGTTTCCTTCTATGAATATAAAAAAAGATATTTTTTGTTCATTTATGGGACGGTTTGATACACATTATTGTAGGATAAATATGTATAATGTTTTACATAAAAATGAAAAATTCAAATTATTTAAATCCGTTAATTTTGAAAAATATAAAGAAATTTTAAATAGAAGTATATTTACACTAGCCCCACGTGGTTATGGATATACATCATTTCGTATATATGAAGCTATTATGGCTAATAGTATACCAATTTATATATGGCATGATAAAAAAATATTACCATTTGAAGATGATATAAATTGGGAAGATTTTTGTATTATAATTCATAATGATGATATTGAAAAATTGCCTGAAATATTGGATAATGTAAATATAACCGAAAAACAAAAAAATTTACAAAAAGTGAAATATAAATTTACATTTGATGAAACATTCAAATTTATAAAAAAGAAAATAATAAGTTAAAGAAAAATATGTATAAATAATTATATGAAAAAGGTATTTTTTCAAATAGGTACTAACAACGGAGATGATGTTTTTAGACAATTATGTATTAGACATAAACCAGACGTTATAGTATTAGTTGAACCAAATAAAATTCACTTAGAATCTATTAAAAAACTTTATTCAGATTTTAATAATGTTAATATTTTTAGTAACGCGATATATTATGAAGATGATAAAGATATCGAATTATATATACCAGCTATGGATGGGGTTATAGGTATTCCGGGTGAAAATGGGATTACATATAATAGTGGACATTATAGCTTATTACCAATGAATGATTGGGGAGAAAAAAAAAATATGGTTAAACTTACAACAAAATCTATTACTTTTGATACCATTTGTCAAAAACTAAATATTACTGATATAGAATTTTTACAAATAGACACAGAAGGTTTTGATAGTGAAATCATTAAAATGTTGGATTTAAATAAATATAATATTAAAAATATACGATATGAGAAGTGGACTTTTCCCGAAGATAGATTTACAAAATATCATAATGAAAATAAAGACGAATTAGGTATAAACGGTATGAAAATTGTTGAAGAAAAATTAAAAAAAAATGGTTATACATTAAGAGATATACGCGATAGATCAGGTAATGATATAATAGCACAAAAGATGTAATCAATAATTATTTATTTTTCCATTTAAAAAGATAATAATAATTTATTTAAATGAAAATATTAATTTCAAGCTGTTTATTTTTTTATTGTTCTAATTCTAATAAGTACAATCGTCTTTATAAAAATATAGTAAATTCAAGACATTTACTTGTTGAACAGGGTTATGATGTTGATATTGTAATTTATTATGATAGAACAGTAAGTAAAAAAATTATTAATGATTTAAAAACTGAAAAAAATGTTTTTTTAATAGAAAAAAGTCAATCAAAACAAAGAGAAGGATGTTTTTGGCGATATGAAAGTATTAATGATTTTCAAGATTATGATATTTATATGTTCAGAGATGTTGATATACCATTGGAAAATAATGATGTTATAATAACTGACCAATTTGTAAATTCAGATCGCAATGTTTTTTATATTTTTTTAGTACACACTAGAAAATCTTTTCCAAAACAAGGATTTCTAATGGGTGGATTATTTGGAATAAAAAAAAATGCGTGTGATAATTTTAAAAAAAGTTTGAAAGATTGGATGAATAAAAAAAAACTAAATCATTATGGTTCAGATGAAGAGTTCCTCGCAGAAACATTTTATCTAAAAGAAAAATCAATCGTTTTTATAGAACCTCGTGTAATTAATAACCCAGCTCATGCACAAAATAGAATTAACTTACCAAGTGCTAAGTTAGATGAAGGTTTTTTTTTAAATCATAAATTAGATAAGGACCATGAAATTTATGTTGATTTAAAAGAAAATTTTAAATTGGATTATTAATTGTTTGTAATAAAAACTTAAAAATTAAAAATAACTGTAAATATATTACAATGTTAAGTATTTCTAATGTATTAAATAATTTGAATAACTATTGGCATTATAAAAATTATCGCAAATATTATGATAATGGTACTATTATATGGAAAGAAAGTATACAAAGTTTTAATAATATTACTATGTGTGATAAATTAATGATAGTTGCTCATCCCGACGATGAAATAATATTCGGAGGTTATGATTTAATAACTGAAAAAAACTGGTTGGTTGTATTTTGCACAAATGATTTTAAAAGACAACATATGATTGATGCTTCTAGTAAATATTTTAAGTATAATGCTTTATTACTATCTCATGCTGATGGTATGCTTAATGGTATTCGATTTCATTATAAATTATATAATTTGCTCGAAACAATTATTAAGAAACAAAAATGGGATACTATTGTTACACATAATTCAGTTGGCGAATATAACCATATACAACATGTTCAAGTTCATAAAATGGTTTCAAATATAGTAGCTGGATTAGAGGAAAAACAAAATATTCGTTTTTTTAAAGATGGTCCACGATTGGATACTGATATAATAAATAAAAAGGATTATGCTATTAAAAATTTTTATGAACGACAAAATCAGTTGAATGGATACAAAAAATTAGGTATGGATGTTTATAAATCTGAAGCAAAAGAAGTTCGAAGTTATAATATGAATGAAGTTTTATGTAAATAATTATCAAATTTTAGCAATAATATTAATGCGTAATAATTAACAAATTAATCTATATTAGAAATATATATTATGAATTTTGAAGAAATTAATAATGGTATTATAAAAATTTATGGACATTGTCCACATAGAGAAAGAACAATAGGAATGTATAATTGTATACAAGACATAATTGATAAAAACATTAAAGGAGATTTTGTTGAAGCTGGTGTAGCTCAAGGGGTATCATCCGCCTTTGCTATATTAATGTTAAAAACACGAAACTCAACAGAAAGAGATTGTTGGTTATATGATACATTTGAAGGAATAGAGAACCAAAAAGGTGGCTGGGATAGACCATTAGAATGGGAAAAGGATTTATACGGAAAATCCGCTGCTAATATGTGGGATAATGGTTCATTATCACGGCCTTATTATAGTAGAACAGTAGATTTTGTAAAAAATAAAATAGTTCAAACCGGTTATCCAGAAAATAAATTACATTTTATTAAAGGAAAAGTTGAAGATACAATACCCGACGCAATACCATCAAAAATTAGTATATTACGATTAGACACTGATTTTTATTTATCTACAAAACATGAGTTAGAACATTTATATCCATTACTAGAAAAGGGAGGATATTTACTAATTGATGATTATGGACATTTTACTGGTGCTAAAAAAGCTGTTCATGAATATTTTGGTGATGATATTTTAACAAAAGAAAATTTTTATATGGCAGGTTATACATGTTTAATTCATAAGAAAATTTAATATGTAATATATTTAATATAGCATATTAAAAACGATATTTTGTATAAATTATATATATAAAAATACTTATATATATATTTGTATATATATAAAATGTGGCATATTAAAGATAAAAATATACAACGTTTTTTTTTACAAAACATTGACCGTTTATTTGTTGTTAATGTACTATTCCCTACCATTGGTTCTTATTTAAAAGAACATGGTAAAAATAATGTATTAAATATTGGATTTGATGAAACATATAATATTTATGATAGAGACTTTTTTGAAAATGATGAAATAAATTTTTATGGATTAGATAAAGATGATAGATATTTTTTACCAAATAAATGGAAAAAAATTTATAAACTTGATTTAACTTATAATTTACCAGATAAAATGCCCAAATTCGATACTATTATTGATTATGGTGTGATTGGATGGCCAGGTATTAATATCAATTTAAATGAACAACAAATTACACAATATATTAAAAATATTAGCTTGCTACTAGAAACAAATGGATTATATTTTTTAAAGTTAGATTATAAATATACCAAAACTACTAACAAAAATCATATCATTAAAAATCAATCTATTTTAAATATAATTTCTAAGTTTTTTGTTCAAGCCGATTTTTATAACGTATCAAAAAAAACTCTTACTCAAAATAAAGATGTTTACTATGAAACTTTTGTTTTTAAACTTAAAAATTAATTATTTGATAACACTTAAAAAGTAATTAATTACATAATATTTATGTTGATTTAAAAGAAAATTTTAAATTAGATTATTAGATATATAAATATTTTATTTAATATTAAAGAAAATAACAAAAATATTTATATAATGTTTTCTTTGTGTATCCCAACAATGAATAGATTTGATACTTTTTTAAAAGAAAATTTAAAGAAGTATTTAAAAAATGAATATATAAATGAAATAGTAGTATGTGATGAAAATGGCGAAGATATAAAAAAAATTAAAGAAGAATTTCCAAATAACGATAAACTAAAATTATTTGTAAATGAGAAAAGACTGGGACCTTTTTTAAATAAAATAAAGGCATGTCAAAAAGCTAAAAATGAAT